TGGCATCCAAAAGGAATACCACGACGAACGTTAGAGTTAAATCTAACGTTTGGAGTGTGACTGGATGTATGCCATTGCCCCGGCTCCCCCCCCCGAAAGGTGGGGGGAGCCGATTCGACGTACACCCAGTGGGCTGTGTGCCGCGTGCTTGGTGGACCGTGAGGTCCTCTCAAGTGCGCGGCGCCCAAACCACTCCGGGTTGCGTCCTTCCTCTCTCTCCGTGGAGGGAGCACCTAGCCAAGGCTATGGAGAGCCTGCCCCGAAAGGAACAGGTTCGTCGGCTCAAGATCGCGTGCGAAGCTTGGGCCGCCATAGCCATGGCCTGCGTGGCCGTCCGGTCTCGGGCGTTCGAAATGGGTGATTCCCGCGAACGCCGGAGATGGGCGACCGTGCAGGCCTTGGCCAGGTGGGTGGTCACCGCAACCCTCGCTCGCGGTCCATGGGAAACCATGGCCACGATCAAGGGTTGGTGCACCGGGATCAGAGCAGAGGCCTTCGCTAAAAACAAGGTCTCTGGTTTCTGGTTCCGGGGCGCGGTGGGGGAGCTCGTTCCGGCGCAGGATTCTGAATTACGTTTACAGTTTTCCTACGTCGGCCGGGCCCTCCCAGCCGGTGACCACCGAGTGGTCGCCAAGGCCCTCGAGGACCACCGCGTGTGCCTCACCCGTGAGGGTGAGACACCGAAGTGGCTCCTCGAGGACCTGGGGAACTTCACTCGGTCGTGGGTTAAAGCTAGAAAGCTTCAATTCCGACCGAATGGGGACCCCCCGGTGCAGGGCTCTTCGTGCCTTGAGTATTCCATCCGTGAGGGTGGGCTACCCAGGGCATTAAAAGAACTGCTCCGTGGCGTACCACTCCTCCCCCCGTCTGCCATCCGGCATGGGATGGCTGAAGTCTCGAAGTCCAGCCGCCCAGAGCACCGTATCCTATCTAGGATCCGGGAGCTCGGGGAAACCGCTCGTTCAGGTAAAGTGATTGGCCTGAGCGAGAGGGGATGGAAATCGAGAGTGGTGACGTGTCACCCAGCGGCCACGGTGGCGTTCCTCCATTATTGGGGGAGCGCCCTCAGGGACGCGCTGAGGCACGAACCACGGGTCAGGTCAGTCTTGGCCGGGGACCATCGGGGAGCAGTTGAGAAACTGTTCCACCGTGGCCTCGACCCGACTGGCTTGATCCTTTCAGCCGACCTCACAGCAGCCACTGACACCTTCCATGGTGACCTTTGTCGGGTCATCATGGAGAGTATCTGTGACGGCTGTGGGGTTACCGGCGAGCTGAGAGACGTTTCGGTGTCGCTGGCGACAGGTAGCTATGACCTGCGCCAAGCGGGCGTGCACTACAAGACATGCCGTGGTATCCTCATGGGATTGCCAACGACATGGCCCTTGTTGTGCATTGCCAATCTGTTTTGGATAGATCGTTCCATACAGATGGCACCGAAGCGTCCCCTCCGCTTGCCGAGGAACCCAAGCCGGAAGGCAGCTTCCGTGAGGCCCCCTCGACCTTTGCTTATCCCCCGTTCCCTTCGGACAGGGGCGGTCATCTGTGGAGATGACCTCCTTGCGGTGGCGAGGCCGGGAGTGCTAAACCTCTACGAGGATACTGCTCGCTTATGCGGCGCAGTCTTCTCGAAGGGGAAGCACCTCCGGTCCCGCTACCTCGGTATCTTCACGGAAGAAATCTTCTCCGTGAAGTACCGGTTGAAGGGAATCGGAAAGCAAAAGGTCGTGGGCCTCCGCAATCCGGAGCCAGGTACGTGGGCAGCGATGGTCGCCCGTAACGTACCGGTTCCGGCCCTCTCAGGTGTCTTTGAACGTGTCGAGACACTGGTGAGGGTTGACATGGTTTTCCGTTCTTGGTCCCCGACCGTCCCACTTCGGTGGGCGGTGAGGGCCGAGAATTGGGAAAAGCTGGGCCCTGGCAGCGCCACTCGGTTACCCGACTGGTTCTGCCTCGGCCCGGCCTCCATGTCAATTGCGGAGGCCCACCCCAGGAGGGCAGGGATGGTGAGGAGGATACTGTTGACCGCACGTCCAGGACTTTCGTCTTGGTTTGCGGCTCATGGTATCCCCCCCTACCTACCCCGCCCTCTCGGTGGAGGAGGCCTCATGCCAAAGTCCTGGCCCCGGACGAAAATGGGTGGAGTCGCGTCCCGCTTATGGCGAGACGGGGTCCACTCCATGATCTACCGGGCCCAGGATCCCGACACGCTCGCTCGTGTTTGGACGGTCAGTCGTTCCCCAGCCTATGCTGAGGCCGACCGAGTCGTCCGGACCGAGTTAGCGTGCCGGGTCACTCGCGCGCTGGTGAAGGGCCCCCCTTCCTCAGGCCTAGACGTGTCTAGCCCTGCGGAAGAGAGGCTCCTCGCCAGAATCGGGAGGGGGGTCCTTTGGGCAGTACGTGAGGGTTTACCTCTCACGCACTCCTTTGGGGCCCCCTCCCCGGCTACCATCTCGCGCCGCCTGCGGAGTACCTTGAAGAAGGTGCTCCGCCGGCGGGGCGGGTATGGTCACGCGAGCGCTTTGGCTCCCGTGGCCCGAGTGCTCGAGGCTGCCAAGCGGGTACGACCCCTCCTCCTTTGGGAAGAGAAGGCCGTACTCGTTTTGCAGTCCCGGGCACCCGGGTTCCGGGCGGATGGGAGAGAGAGGAAGG